AACATATGTTGAAAGTAAAGCAGTAACCATTTCAACTCGTGCATCTGGTATTGCAGGTGACATAACCAACACTATTAAAATGATTGATGATACAGATGATACCCAGCAAAGCATACGTTGTTGATCTTGCATCTTATCAGAGTTTTCAAGACGTATCATGTGTTCAGATCGTGATAGCTCTTCATCACTTACAATGCCGTCACCATCTAAATCAAATTGTTCATATTGACTGCCTTTTTGTAATTTCTTGCTCATTTAAAACTGTCCTTTATGCTTTTTATTACGTTTTTAAGCGTAAATGGTTTCTCATTAGGTCGGTACTTACACCTTATCTCTCTTGGACATTCACCTGCACCAATTGGTACAAATTCATTCCATTGCGTGTAATTTGCTCCAACATAAACACAAACTCTTGTTTTATTTTCTAACAGTTGTTTTGCTAAACGGCAAGTCGTAGTTTCTTTATCTCTTGCAAATACTACAATTGCTAAAATAGAAAAGACACATATAAATAAAAGAAAGTAATATATTAAATTATATAACATAATCATCACTCCACACTTTTACTAATAATCCAGATCATCCAACCAAGAGCAGAGAAACCTATTAAACANGCTATACCCATGATTGTATAATCTCTTATCATGCGTTGTTGTGCTTGTTTTGCGTATACTGCTTCTTGTCGTGCCTTGCGTATCCGTCCTTCTTCACGAATAAGATCATCCCATGCTGTCATTCCATAATGGGCTACAAGAAAATTTTTAAGGTCTTCCCTTTGTTTAGCTAGTTTCTTTTTACTAGCGAAACTTTCTATGGCTACTTCTTCAACAGAGCCGTTGAATAATTTATCGAATGTTGAAGGGTTACTAGCATTTTTATGTATATTGTCTACGTCACTTACAGCTTTCATCCACGTTGACAATTGGCTCGATAAATCCTCAATTTCACGACCCATGTAGATGGCTTTTTTTATGCCGTTGTAAGCGGCTGTCGCTCCACTAACAGCGGCAGATAATGTAATTGGATCAATCATTTAAAAATACTTTGTTTTTTTAACCCTACTAACTATACCCCCCTTGTTAAATCTAAATTTCATTTGACCTGTCATAGGATTTATGTCAAATGGAACTTTTCTTTTTCTGTTTTCTATTTCATTTTGTTTATCTCTACGTATGCCATCCTTAATTTTAGAAAGAAGTTGTAACGACTCATTGTGCGTTAAAAAACCCTTTCTACGTTTTGACATTTAAAAAATGCCTTTGTAATTCTGTCCAGACATTTGTGAAGATGTGCCACCTTTTACAAGACCACCTTTTTTCATACCTCTTGGTTTTATTTTAGCTCCAACACTTTTCATTTTACCCACTGTTTTGTTTAATCTTGCTCTATCTGCATCAGAGATACTTTTACCAGATTCCTTTAATGACATTTGACTTAATAATCCAGAAACTTCAGGGTCTAATTTTTCTTTACCCATCATATCTTGTACTCTTGCTCTATCTGCATCAGAAATATTTCTACCTATAACTCTACCACCTTTTTTCATAAAGCCCATTTTGTTACGGACTTCAGTTGGTAGTTTACCTAAACCTTTATTACCTTCAGGAACTGGCTTTAGATTTTTTCCCATTTGAATCTCCTTTTTTCTTTTTCTTTACCTTTGGTTTTGCAACTTTAGGTGTAGCTTTTACTTCACCACTGTCAACTACTTTNTCAACCTCTGGTTCTTTTACTTCTTTAAATACTGGTTCAGGATTATTAGCTTTNTCTTTANCTTTTCTTCTCTCAACCTTTTTTTCTTTTTCTACTTGATATATTTTTTCTCTAATTGAACTAACCACTTTNGTTTCTCCTATTAATGTTAGCACTCGCAATATCTCTTTGAGCTTCAATACGCTCTTCTGCAATACGTGTTTTATCATTCAATGCCTCTTCTGAAATGTCAATTCTTTGTTGATCAACTAATCGTTGATTTCTTTCTTTTTCTTTATCAAACTCTTGTTTTTTCTCAAATTCTTCAGCTTTTCTTTCTATGTCCTGTCCTCTGAGAGCAAGTTCTTGTTTTCTTATTGTGACTAACGGATCTTCAGATGATGCAGGCGAAACAGTTTGTGCATATTGTTCTGTTAAACCACCAATAATCTCAGCAGCTTTATTTTGAATATCATTCTGCATCTGTTGTTGCATCTGAGGATTTTGTTGCATCATCATTTGTTGTTCTGGTGGTATGTTAGCCATAATCTCTTGTTGTGCCATAGCTTCTGCCATCATACCTATATGCTCTTGTATATGACCTTGTAATGTCATGGCAATACTTGCATTGATCTGTGCAGCACTTGTTGAAAACATAGCTAAATGTGCTTCAATATGTGCTGAATGATTTTGTTGTGGAAATGCTTGTAACCTACCACCTCTTAATGCCTCTTGATTCTCTTTTGCAGGATTAACAGGCATAGGCTGTGGAGGAGGTGGCAACATCTGATCTATGTTCGACACACCTAATGCCTCATACATTTTACGATATGCTTGATATAATCCTTGAGGTCCACCATGAACTTCTGGATTGCTTTGAACTAATTGTAANTGTGTNTGTGCNAAAGCTATTCTCTGTGACATAGAGAATATGTTAGGATCACTAACAGGCATGACATCTATACGATCATCAAAGTCTGTTTGCTTAATCGTTGGTGGAGCACCAGTAGTCATATAAGGATATGGAGTTGGATTCATAGCAAATACTTTTGCTAATAACTTAAACTCTTGTTTTTGTGCATAATGTAGACGTTTATGTATGGCACTCATAACTTTTGTGCCACGTTCCATAACAGCCATTGTTGTGCCAACAGGTGTTTGTCCTGACATCTCACCTATCTTCTGGTCAGCAGCAGAGGCAAAACGTCTACCAGAGTCTATCAACGCACCTAAAAGATTATATAAAGTGCTTGACGGCTCTTTAAANGGCAATGGCATCAATGATTGTCTTATATCTNCACCTGCACTATCAATATCTCTAAATTCNCCTGGTGCCAAAGGTGTATCTTCATCTCTTATTCTTGCACCTCTAGCTTTGAATCCAGCAGGTAAATTACTCAATGTTCCTGCATCAATAAGCTGTCTGAGTAAACTGGTTGACGCTTTTGATAATCCACCCATCATATGTGTTAAACCAAATCCATAAAAACCTAGACCTGGCAAGAACTTATAATGAACAAAATACTGTTTCTTCATCATCAACGGATCGTTTTGGTCATAATTTCTACGGACAGCCAAAACTTCTCCTGTTTTTTCTAATATAGAAACAATGTAAGGCAGTTTTAAACCACTTGGTTCACCCTGCTCACTCATGTCTTGAAAACCTTCTATGTCAAGGTTTGTATGTATTTCGTATATAACAATCTCTTCTTGTTCATTAGAATTGTATATACCATCAGCTTTATCTATCTCTTCCTGTATATCAGAGTATTCACTAGAGCCTGTTCCATAAGAAGGTAACTCTGTTTCTTTATAGAAACCTGATAGTTGCATTTTTAACACATCATTTTTACTCATTTTAACAACATGAGTAATACGTGATGCAGTCAGTAAGTCTGTTGCAGAATAGGGGACAACTATATCTTCAGCGTGGACAAACTTACTGACAGCTCTTTGAAGTAAAGGATCAAAATAAATCTTTTTAAATGTTGAACCTACTATTGGTAAATAAAATAACATCTGGTCAAGCTCTGGATCAAACTCTTCCATAACGTATGTTATTTCGTAATTCATATAATTTTTAACACGTTCTGCTTGTGCAACGACAGCAGGATTTTCATCTCCTACAATATCAACTCTTACAGGACCTCCTGATGGCAGTAACTCTCTATAAGCCTGTGCTTGAAACTGTGTAATACTCTCAGACAACAACGGATGTACGATACCAGATGCACCCTCAAAAGGCTCACTTCTATCTTCATACTTGATACCAAGTAACTCAATGCCAGATTTATATATCTTTTCCCACTCTTCACGAGAAGTCATATCATCTTTAACAGAAGACATTAAATCAGTGGATATTCTACCAAGCTCATCTTCTTCTATAAATTCTGCAAGGTTAGCATCAAAAGGTATNTGTTCTTTAGGAATAACTTCTTCTTGTGGCAACTCTCCAATCAACGCACTGCCATCTTCCATCTGTGCAACGCCAGGCTGTTGTGGTAACTCTACAATATCGACAGGTGTGTCAGTAACCTCTGGTGCAAGGTCTATCGGTCCACCTGGTCCGAGTGGTTCTGCCATTAGTAATACTCCCTTTTCTCTCGGTAATATTCATCTTCTTCATAATCATTTGGAGTGATGATAAACCCTCCTTGACGAAAACGCAAGATGGCTTGTGTCATACTATCAGCTAAATCGTCATTTTCTCCATTTGGAAACGCTGCACATTCTTCTACAACCTCATCTGCAAAACGCTTCTCAGGTCGCCAAACCATGCCACTTTCAAAGACAGGAGCACAAGCGTTCATACGTGTGAACTTGTCTGCACCTCTACTTGGTGTAAAAGGTGTCACGGGAATACCCATACGTCTTAACTCATGTGTCAAAGGCGTACCTGTTGCTTTTTGTTCTATCAATATCATATCAGGATCGTACTCTTTATACAATCTATAAGCATTATCTTTTAATTCTGGGAAATCCCAGCGTCCTCTTTCTGCATCAAGAAGTATAATCGCCTCTCCTTCTCCCTCAACAGGTTCAAAGATTCCCCAAGTCGTAATTGCAGAAAAGTCGGCTCTCTCTGATTTACTATATGCAGTATCATAAGATTGTATGATATAACTTACGTGTGGTGGATCATCGTTCTCCCAGATGTTCCACCACTCCCTTTTAATAATTGCACCTTCTTCAGCAGTGGGATTCTGCAAATACTGTGCGTTCCATTTAGCTACAGGAATTGATGAACGTACAGCTTCTAACTCTTCTTTTTTCCAGTATTCAGACCAAAGCACATTGCCTGTGTCAGGAAATATGGCAGGAAACTCAACAACTTCCCACTGATCTGCACCACCCTCTGCCTGTTTCTTTAATACTTTGGCAGTCAGGTCACGGACACTCCATCTTGTCATAACAATAATAATAGAACCACCAGGCTGAAGTCTTTGTCTTGGACCTGAGGTATACCATTCGTATATGTTATCCAGCATAGTTGGATTAAGTGCATCTTGTTCAGAAACAGGGTCATCAATGATAAGTAAATCAGCACCACGTCCTGCTAACGCACCACCGACACCAACAGCGTAGTATTCACCACCTTTG